TCTGATCTCGATGTAGATCGTGTGCTGCGTCCTGTCCTCGATGTCGAGCGTTTCCGCAAGCCGCACTTCGTCGCCCGGCACCACGTCCACCATTAAGCCCGCCATAGTGGCCTGCTCGTCGGCGAACTGCTCTGCTATGTCTGCCTCGAATTGCAGGGCATACGCACCTCCGCTATTGAGCCGATCACGGATCGCCTCGCAGGCTTCGGTCGATGGTGCAATCGTGACCGCCATTAGGTCGTGCCCTTGTATGTCGTGTTGATGCGAATCAGCAGCCGATTTTCGTCAGCGTATTCCCATCGCGGCCCGTCTGTTTTCTTAGGCACGATATAAACTCGCGTCCCTTCGGTGATCGTGTCGCCGATCTCGGGAACGACAACCGCCCCACCGATAATCAACGTCGATGACTCGATCAGATATCCGCGCGTCTCGTACTTCGTCGCCCCGCCTTCGTCGCCCAGACTTGGGAACTGACTCGGCTCGACCATTGCCGTGACCGTGACCGTTTGCCCGCTTCTCGCGTAGGTGATCGAGATCGCGAAGTCAGCCGTGTTCATAAACACGTCGGCCACGTCGGTCACGATCTGCGTTGCGAGGGACATTGTGTTTCCTAAATGGCAGGGGCGAGATTTGAACTCGCGATCTCTTGGGTATGAACCAAGTGAGATGACCGGGCTTCTCTACCCTGCTCCACCGCCATCACGCCCCGTAAGCGTAGCGCTGTTGGGTCGTGATCTGAGCAATCGTGACGGACGGAACGCCGGTCCCGCTCGCCTTCTGAATCTGGACGATTGGCTGCACGTTCTGACCGGCTGTGATGGCCGCGAGGCTGAATGTGGTGGCCGATGCGACTCGTTCGCCGTCGATGTAGAACCGCACGTCGCTGACGCCGTTCGTGAAGTCGATCTTGACCGACTTGTAGACCGCCGCGAGGGTCGCGCCGGTTGCAACATCGTCGTTATCGGTCGTGCCGTCATCGGTCTCAGCCACGAGTGCCGTGGTCGATGCCGAACCCTGCATCCGCAGCCATGCGTTGACGCCTACGGTGTCTGCCGTGTCGTTGCGAGCGTTGGCCACGCCGACGACGAGCGTCGTCACAGCGTCGATGCCAGCCACTTTCAGGACGAACTCGACGAACTGGAGATTCGCCAAGTCGAGCGGCAACACGTCGTTCAAATACAAGCACGCAATCTGTGCTTCGCTCGTCGCTGTCAGCGTGAGCTTGGCTGCTCCACCGTCTTCTGTAATGCAGAGACTCGTGGGAGTCGTGCCGGTCTCGGCGACGGTCCACCCGCCTTCTCCGGGGGTCGTGGTGAAGTCTTGGGCACGGTCGAAATTTTCAACCTTGGTGATGAGTCCGCGTTTAACCATGTTGCTCTCGCTTTCGATTTGATGGGCTTTCGCCCGACGCTATTGACGCACGGCTTCAAACCGCACAGACGGCGGGGAGCGGAACATCCGCTCCCCGCTTTTTGGTTAGATAGATCACGCTCCGGCGTGCTTCTGCCAGCCACGGAAGTCGAGAGCCTTCGCCCCGAAGATTTGCAGAATCGTGACTTCCTGCGACAGCTTCTTCGGATCGAGGAAGTTGCGGGTCTGTGGGTTTTCATAGCCCTGCATGAATGTCATCTCGATGCCGTCGATCTGCTTGCTGACCAGATACCATGCAGTCGTCGAAGCCACTGACAACAGCGGTTCGATGACCGGAGTCAACACGCGGCTCGGGTTGTAGACCTGATTGAGATTGGCACTCGGATCGTAGGCCGAGTTCACGAGTTGGTTGATGGTCGTTTCCAACTCAGCAGGTCCGACGATATAGGCGGGAGACAGGTTGAGAATATCCACACCCTCGGCGTGTGTTCCGTTCTCGACTACGTTCTGGCCACGCATGAGCCGCATCAACGCGGTCAACGCACCAACGGTCGTCACGCTTGGCGCACCGGCTCCGGTCGTCAGGTTCTTTCGGAACCGATTGTTGGCCGGTGTTTCGAGGAACAATGCCTTTCCGTCGAAGGCCAACGTAGGATTCGACGTGACTTGCGACCACGCCACTGCGTTGACGGTACGAGCCGCAGCCGCACCCAAGAGGGCTGGCGTCCGGCTCAACTGATCCATGTCGTCGTTGACGAGCAGCCGGAACGAATAGCTGATCGACAGCGACCGGGCCTCGACCGCATAAGACTCTTTCGAGTCGCTGACAGTCGCTCGTTCGGGGTCGTTGTTGTCGTTCCAGACTGGCAGGTTTCCAACGCCGCTCAGTTGCAGGCGATGAATGTTTTTGAAGTCAGGAACCGATGGCCCTGTCCTCATGACCTGACTCCACGTTTGCGGAACCTCGTCATAGCCGACTCGCATCGACTTGTTCATCGCGTCCAACGTGAGGTTGGCGAACGAGCCAGTGACGTGATAGGCCGCGTCGCGAACCTCGAAGGATCGCACACCGGATTCGTAAGCCACTTCGGGGCCGAACATCGCCAGCTTCGCCACGTCTTCACGGGTCATGCCGCGAGGATTAATGCCCATCGCTCGAACGAGTTCCTCGGCCATCTGGTACGGGGTCGCGTATTGAAAAGTTTCGTGCCCTTTGCCGCGTTCGGCGACGGGCAGAATCTTTTCAATCGTGCCGGTCTTGGTGGCCACAGCCTGCAACGCCCGCAGATTCAACGCCGTGCCCATGTCGCGGCAGAGTTCCTTCGCGCCGGTGTTGCCGGTCAGTCTCACGTTGATTTGCGGCTTGACGTATCCGCTCCTAGCCCGTTCCGCTTTTGCGTCGGTCAGATGCTTCCGCACGGCTTCGATAGTTGGCAGTTCACGGCACTTCGCGGCCTCTTCGGTGAGGTCGGTCAGGTTGCACAGCGAATCTACCTCGGTGACGAACGCAGCCCGCTTGGCTTCGCGTTGCGAGACGGCGCGGTCGATCATCGTGGCCATGCGGCTCTCGATATCGCCGAGCGACTTCATGCCGGGAGCGTCGCCCGCGTCTTCTTCTGCCTGCTTCTTTTTCTTCTCTTCATCGGTCATCTCGCCATCCATTGCCTTCTCGCCCTCAGTCGAAGCCGACATGTTATCAGCGATCCAGTTCTGCGCGTCCTCATCGGTCAGGTTCAGGCTCATGCCTCGCGCCACAGCAGCCGCTCGCAATTTAGGATTCATTTCAAACTCGCTTTCGTTGGGGGTCAGGAACCGAACCGCGTTGGGGTCAAGCCCCCGCATTTTTGCCATGTCATCGGCACCAATCGGAGTGATGGAGCCTTCTCGCATTCGCCATTTCGTCGCCACGTTTACGGGGCCGGTGAAGTCCCGGCCTTGAATCTTTTGAGTGTCACCACGTTTGACGTGAATCTTCGTTCGGACTTCGTAGCCCGCTGACACGTCGGTCACATGGCCTTCGCGCACCTTCGTCCATTCGTCCTCGGCAGCGGCGCTGAAATGCAACCGGCCGACGTTGCGACCGTCTACGTTTTCGAGGTTGCGAATCGAGCCGAGTTGATTCTTCACGCTCGCCCGCTGATGCGAGTCGAGCAGTGGAACCTGCCTCGACGCGGGCAACTCGCAGCCACTCGACAGCAAGACTTCGGGGATCATTTCCCCTCGCTCGAAGTCCGGCATCATCACGGGATTCTCGGTCGAGATATCCGCCTCGATTGATCGGCTTTCCACGTCGATAGATGACGAACGCACGGTCAACGTGCGAAAGGTCATCGCGCCCGCTTCGTGGTCGCGTCGGTTGTCTGATCGGTTACGCTTGGGCATTGGCCAACGCTCCTTGCTGTGCGGATTGCCCGCCGTTGGTCGCGACGATGTTCTGAGCGATTACGTCTTGGGCATCGACTCCGTAGACGTTGTTGATCCACTCGGGAGGCAGCTTGGCTTCTGCCGCTGCTTCGCGAACTTCCACGTTGTCACGGATGATGTCCCGCCAGTTGCTTGACACCTTCGCACACTCCATTTGGAGCGATGAGAGTCCATGGTGCATCCGCAGCGCAGCCGCGTTGGTGTCGTCCACGGGGTTGATCGAAAGCTGAATTGGGCCTTGCCATTTGGCCGCGAGATAGCGACCGGGAGCGGCCGAGAATTCCGTCGCGTCGATAACGCCGTCGAAGTAGCCGGCCAGCACGCCAGCCCGAACAACAGCCTCGAAGATCGGCTGACAGAATCCAGTCGCGAACCAGTCTTGGAGCGTCTCGATTTCTGGCCAACAATCGTTGTCCGCTGATCGTTCGGAGCTGAATGACGAGTTGCGGTAATCGCCGGTGACGGTCGATGACTTCGTGCCCGGCAGTCCGCAGGCCGTGGCCCTCAGCTTGTGACCTATGAACGCCTCGGCGTTGCCGGTCTGGATGTTCGGCGAAACGGATTCCAGCGCCCCGTCCTTGCCGAGATCAACAACCATGCCGGGCTGCATTTTGGTGATCGTGTTGCCGTCGCTGTCGGTCAGGTCCGTTCCGTCCGCAGTGCCTTGCTGAGTCTCCGAAGACGACTCCAGACCGAACCGACGAACGCCGGTCGGGCGACGCACGCCCATCACGACGCACGACGCCATTGCCGTTGCTTTTTGATAGTTGTGTTCGATGTCGCCGACATCTCGCAGGCCGATCAGAGTCGGAGCGAACCACGGGGAGCCGATCAACTGGTCGATGTCGTCTTCGAGGAACAAATGGCCGATTTCGTTCGCGGGGAACGGCTTGGCCTCGCCACCCATCACGCCGAGCATCCCGTCCGTCACGGTCGTGAGCCAGTACCGCACCCGCTGCCCGTTGGCGTCGAGTTCGATACCTCTGTGGAACGTGTGGCCGTCGCTCACCATGCTGGTGTCGAGATTGGTCGCGAGCCTCAGTGAGTCGATGAGTTGCAGCACAAGCGGGACGGGCAAATCGCGTCGAAGCTGCTCTGCGGAATCAACCGGGACGAGCTTGTAGAGTGCGTTGCCGCCGAGCATCGTGGCCCGCAATGCGAGCCGCTGGAGTCCGGCGAACGTCTGCCCACCTTGACCGGGCATTCCTCGCAGGTCGAAGCCGCTTTGGATCGCGAGCCAAAGTTCCTTCGCCCGGTTGCGAAACTCGACAGCCGGTGAGCCGTCATCGTTGATCGCAAGTGACTGCGGTAGCATCCCCTTGCCGATCACCTTCGATTCCGTCGAGCGGACGATCTTTCGGCAGTAGGGATTGTCGCGGAACAAATTCCACGAGTCGGCCCTCATGACGTTGAGCCGCTCGACCGGGACTTGGTTTTCCTTCATCACGCTGCGGTTGATCCGCCCGCGTCCCTGATTTTTGTTGGCCGCTGCGTAGGGTCCGTCCGGCCCGCCGGTGAAGGCGTCGATCTGATCCATCGTCGCGCGGGCTTGCAGCCGTGCAGCCCCTCGGGCTGGGTCGAAGTAGCCGATCAGTCTGTCGAGTGCGTTCATCGGGTGAGCCTCCCGACGACGCCCAGCGAACACATGCTCGTTGGCTGGTTGACCTCATCCATCAACTCGCGTTCCGCCTTACGCAGTTCGCCGAGCGATGCCATCGACTGAGACCGCCCCGCGACGGAATACGACTGCGACGTGAGACAGCGTTGGATTGCTGCCCGCACCTCTGCGAGTCGGTCAGATGCTGATGTTCCGTATGCCATGCGAGGGATTTGAATGATCCGCCCGCGAAGAATCCTTATCGGTTTTGCCGATCTATTAAAGCTGCGAGATAGGTTTTAGCGATGGTCGATTTGAACCGTCCGCGACTCCACCTTGAGGACTTCCGTTCGGACGAGCGCCGTCCATGTGTGGCCACACGCGGGCTTGCCCGGTTTGATCGACTGGCAGCACTTGTAGTACCGAGTCGAGCCGTTCGTAGTGTAGACGTTCCCAACGCCGCCGGAGCCTTCCCAGCACACCGGACAGCGACGGAACCACGGAATTGAGTCAGCCGTCTTGTCGAGAGTCGGCGGTTTCAGCAGCGTCATGACAGTCCCCGCCGGTATCGTCACTACGTCGCCGCGTTTGATCGTCTCGGGAATCTGCGTCACTGGCTTCGCTTCTGGTCGCTTACTCATTCCACGCCCTCCCGTCCGGCCGTTTGTCGCCGCCATATGCCACCACTTTCGTCGGTCGAGTGTTCATCATCCGTGACGGCATCTCGCCGCCGCGTTCGTCCAGCCACGCCCGTGCTAGGCACAAGCCGTATCGCC